TGCGGCGGCGTCAGCGGATCCCGATACGAGGCCCGCCTTGGTGGTCGCGGTGTCCGCGCTGGTCAACGCGCTGTTCGCCGCCTGCGCGGCTGTGTCGGAGTTCTTGGCCGCGTCGGTCGCCGCCTGGACGGCAATCGCCGCCTTGGCTGTCGCCGTGCTGGCGTAACCGTTTGCAGTGTCTACCAGAGCCACGATCGTCTCGATGCCGTGTTCGACTACCAGTTGCCCGTCCGTCTTTCCGGGATACGGCGGCACCTCGGCCACTTCGTACAGCGCGCATGCGCGGTCAGGAATGGTCGCGTTGAGCTTCAACGTCTTTTGGCTGCGCGGATCGGTGATCTTGACCGCGTAGTAGCTCTGAGTCGCGCCCAGTTCATTCGGCCAGAGGTTCAGGACCGCGTTTCCGCTGCTGTCGGCCGTGGTCGATATCTCGACCGGCACGACATAGCCCTGGTAAATCTCGGGCTGCGATAACTTGGCAACAATGGCGGCGCCGACCACTGGCACGCCGCTGGCATCATTGACGGCGATCGATACAGGGACCGTTTTCACCGACATGGTCAACCTTTCCGACCAGGCAGGTTGGGGTTGACGACATCGCGCATGTTCGGATTGGCGCCGACTTCCATCTGCAGCTTGCCGCCCAGGCTGTTAGCGAACGACGTGTAATAGGACGACACTCGTGCCGGATCGGCCGCATATTCCGAATCCTTGCTGTAGGCCCGGTACATGATGTAGTCGACCAGGGCCGACTGGTAGATATCGTCGATCGAGATCACGCCACCGAGGGTCGCAGCGGTCGGTGACGAACTGTAGATCAGCTCGACGGCGCCAGTGCCGTTGTTCGGCGGGTAGACGTAGAAGTTCTTCAGGTCCAGATCGTTATAGCAGTAGTGCTGGACGTCCTTGGTCTGGGTGGCGCCATGCCAGCCGGGAAGCTGGGCATCCAGGATTTCACGGTCGACGATGCGGATCGCCTGCCCGCTGACCATGTTGCGCACCACGTCCAGCAGTTGGACACCATCGCTCGGGATGAATTGCTTGGTGCCGGCTATCAGGTTGATCGCTGCGTTCTTCACCGAGGCGTTCGGCTTGCGCAGAACGACCTCGCGCTGGCCGTCGTTCAGCCAGTCCAGCAGTTCGGTCTTGGGCCAGCGGATGTTCGTCGGGTCCTGCAGCAGAACGGATGCGCGCGCGATCGTCGAGTCGACGGTTATTGTCGGCATATTGATTCCTTTAAGTAGCCAGATGGCGGAGTTAAGTACCGAAGCGGCGTGATCGCACCCGGGTTTGTGCGCCACCGAACGACGCCTCGGCGCGGATCCGTGCGTCGGTGCGTGCTTTCAGGTAGGGCGCCTCGTAGGCGTAGGCGGCACCGGGTGCGCTGAACGTCTGACCCGGGACCTTCATCAGGCGTGCCACTGCGCCCTGTCCGATTTCGTAACCGTAGTCGTTCAGTAGCAGGTCGGCGACCTGCTGCGCCCGCGGCCCGGGCTTGGTCGCGACCAGCAACTGCAGGGCACCGATAACGGTTGTGTCAGGGGTCGCGTTCAGGCTGAATGCGTTGTTCGCGTTCAGGATGATTCCGCTCGGCGGCTCCACCCGCTGACCAGTACGGTCGATCCGCGGATCGCCCGCCTTATAGATGTCGATGTCCCGTCCGCGGTACTTCACCTCGAGCACATGCGTCACGACGGTGCCAACGTCGGTCTCGAAATCGTAGTCGCGTACATCCTGTACGACGGTAAGCGGGTCCAGGGTCTGCTGCACGACCGGCGCCCACGTGCAGAAGTCCATCAGCACGTTACGGATGTGCAGCTCCGCCAGCGGACGGGAGCACCCGGGCACGTAGGGCAGCACGTGCGGGAGGAAGTCGGACAGGGTCGCCATGGCCGCTTAGTCGTTCACCGGCATTGCCATGAAGCTGTAACGCTGGACTTCGCGCGGCACCATGCGGTCGCCCTCGCGCTCGTAGATTTCCATGGTGGCGTTCTTCAAGATCTCGACCACCTCGACCGGGAGGCGCACGGGAATGCCGCGCGGAACCAGCAGGCCGTGGCCGTTGATGCCCAGGAATGCGGCCTGCTTGCCGGCTTCGTCCAGGCCAGGCTGGATGGTGACTTCCATCATCTGGCCGGACAGCTCGGCGCCGATATCCGGCAGCGAGATTTTCGCCGCGGGCGCGGCGGCGGCTTGTACTTCGGGTTGAACGTCGTCGATATCGGTTGCGGTTGCGTTGGTATTGCGTGCCATGTTGGACTCCAGAAACGGGGGCAAATAAAAACGCCCGCTTGAGCGGGCGTTTGCCAGGGTTGAGGGGATTACGCCGTGACGCCGAATTCGCCGCGCACGAGCCACTGGTCGTTGAGGATGACCGCGCCCTGCATCGACTTCCAGGCCACGTGGCCGCGCTGGGCCATCGGGTCGCTGTCGCTCGGCTTCGGATTGACCACCATCGGGACGACGGCGAACATGTTCTTCAGGGCGACCAGGCCGTACGAGTTGGCCGCGATGTACAACGCTGGGTACACGTCCGCGTTGGTGTTGTCGCTCGAGAGCATCGCGCCCTTGGCGCCGCCGGCGGCGAGCCACGGGGTGAAGATGGTCGACGACAGGTAGCGCACGTCTTCCACCTTGCCGATTTCGCCCGGGTACGGCGACAGCTGGCCGTATTTTTCCACCGGCACGAACACCGACTTGCCGTTGGCGTCGACCATGTTGCGCACGTCGGCTTCCATGTCCGGGTGGATCAGGGCGATGTAAGCCTTGTTGACCGGCTCGGTGCCATAGGCCGGGGTCGAACGCACGATCTTCGTGATCGGCTCGGCGTTCTGACGCTTCAGGGCACGCACAATGCGGCGCTGCGCGGTCAGGTTGATCGGGGTGTTGACGGCGTTGCGGGTGGCGCCGTTGCCGTACACGACGTTGGTACCCGCGCGCAGGATGCCGTAACGCATGCGCTCGATCATCTGCGCGGCCTGTTCGCCCAGCAGGTCGATCGACTCGTTCAGCACCGGATCCTCGTGGGTGTCGAGGATGACGTCGGTGATCATGATGCGCGAGCCGTACTGCACCAGATTGCAGGTGATGTCGGTGGTCTGCAGGCTCAGGGCGCCCGGGGTCACGCCTTCCACCAGCGCGGTCGGGGTCGGGTCCAGCGCCGAATAGCGGCGAAACACCATGCTCTTCGAGTTATTCGCCGGCAGCGGCTTCGATTGGCCGAACAGTTCCAGGATCAGGAACGGAATCGCGCGCTTGAGCAGCTGCTTGCATGCGTACGCGGCGGTGCGCGGCGTGATATCGCCATAAATCGTCATCTTGTTTTCCTATATAAATAGACTGGGAATCGGCCGAGCGGCCGCGTGGGTCGCCAGTGAGGCCGCACTGGCACGGAACAGCGAAAAGGGAATGGGCGGGTCAGTGGGAATTCCAGGCCGCGACGAAGTCGTCGGAGGCCGGCGGCGCCTTGGGCAGGCTGAGCCCCGAGCTGCGCACGCCCTCGGCCTGGTCGATCGCGTCCTCGTCGACGCTGCTCTGGCGCGAGTCCTTGAAGGAGGTCAGCATTGCGATGATTTCGTCGGACGTGCCGGACTGGATCACGCGCTCGAGGCGCTTTTGCTCGTCCGGGCTTTGCTGCGCCTTCCATGTGCCGAATTCCGGCGAGCTGACGATTTCCTCGTAGTCCGCGTGCGCCGCGGCGATCGCCTTGAAGTGGCTGGCGGTGCGCTCGGACTGCAGGTGTTCGATCACGTCGTTGATCTTGGTTTCGAGCGGGCCCAGGCCGTCCGCGAATTCCTTGCCGGCCCATTTCTTGAACAGGCGCTTGAGCAGGCTGACGAATTCCGGGCCAAAGTCTTCTTCCAGGGCCTTTTCCGGGTCGTCGTCCTCGCCGCCATCGCCACCGTCGCCGCCGCCAGCGGCCTTGTCGTCGCCGTCTCCGCCACCGGAGCTGGTCTGCTGCTCGTTGGTGTTCGAGGTCGACATCGCGGCTTCCTTCGCGGCCAGTTCCTCGGCCTTAGCCTTCAGGGCGGCATCCAGGTCGCGCAGGCGGGCCGCTTCGGCTTCCAGTTCCTTCGGGTCAGGCCCGGCGGCGCCAGTTTCGGTGCCTCCAGCCGCGACCGCGCCGCTGGCATCGCCGCCACCATCAGCGGCGGTGCCGCCACCGCCCGTAGCAGTACCGCCGTCGGCATCGCCACCGTTGGCAGCGTCGGTCAGGCCGAATTCTTCGTCGTCGGTCGGGCCGGTGTTTGCCTTGTCCTCGGCGTTGAAACCGGCGGCGAAGTCGGCGTCGTCTTTCTTGTTCAGGTCTTTGGTTGCCATGTTTTTCTCCTGTGGATGGCGTGAACGGGCGAAAAAAAACCCGCTCGCGCGGGTTCTGTTTCAGGATCGGTGCTGCTCAAACGGCCTTGGGTGAGGTGGCCGATTCGTTACTGAGGACCACCTCGCGCAACGCCTTGAGCTGGGCGAGCGCGCCTTGCTTGAACTGCAGGCGAGCGGGCTCCACCGTCGCCAGGTCGAAGAGGGTGTCTTCGATGACGGCGTCCAACAGCCACACCAGGCGCTCGGTGTAGGCGGTCGAGCGGTGCAACTGGAATTCCTGCACCTGGCGCGTGATCGCCGCACGGCGCTGGATGACGTCGAGGGTCAGCATGCTCAATCTTCAATCCGGTTCGTGTGGATCCCGGCCAGCTCGCCCACGTTGGCGCCGACCTGGGCGCCTTGCGGGTCGCGGTCGCCGGTCTGGATGGGAGGAACGGGCCCGGGCTCGGCCGGCACCGTGCTATCCGCGCCCGGGGTGGGCTCCGCCGGTGTGGCGTCCTGGTAGCCGGCCGATTTGAGGATGGCGTCGCCGGCTGCGGCGGTATGCGCGCGCTCGGTCGCCACGGCGCCGGCCTGCATCGCCGCATAGGCCGAGTCGACGTTGGTTTTCGTCGCAACGGCGTGGATCCGTGCGATCTCGGCGGCCATGCGCTGCACCTCGCCCTGCACCTTGGAAACATTCGCCTCGGCCTGGGCCAATTGCAGTTCCTGCATCTTCTGGGCCAGGGCGGCTTGCTGCTTGGCCGCGTCGCTGTTCTGTTCCGCCTTGACCTCGGCCTCGGTCTTGATGATGCTGGTAAGGTCGTGGGCCTGAGCGCGCTGCCGCAGCAGTTCCTCGCGCTTGATGTAGGGGGCGTCTTCCGGCCCGATCGTGGTCGCGAACTGGTCCAGTTGCTGGGCGCGGATTTCCTTCGCCATCAGCGACGCAGTGCCGCGGGCCTTGATGTCGTAGTCGCCCTTGATGGAATCGTCCGGGTTGAACTGCATGTTCCACTTGTACAGGGCACCGATGAAGCTCTCCGACACCGCGTCGTAGTTGGTCAGCAAGTCCTTCATCACGATCGAGGCGTTCGCCAGCAGCATCGACATGCCCGATGCGGTGCCGGCCGCGCCGGCGTTGACGTTCTGGCCCTGCATGTAGCGCGGGATCGCCGTCACGTCGTCGGCGTTGTTCTGGAACATCTGCACGATCGGGAACAGGTGCTCGATCGAGCTGGGCAGGTCGATGACGCGGACCGCCGGCACGCCGGGCTGCTCGCCGTTGCGCTTCCATACCTTGAACGGGTAGACCTCGTCGGCCTTTTCGCCGGGCGCGAGCAGGGCCATATTGGCCTCCAGCTGCGGGCCGGCCGTGATCGCGGCGTGGTCGAGGACCATGCGCGTGGCCGCGTTGATGGTCTCCTGGTCGGCGCGCATGATCGAGGCGAAGCCTTCGCCGAAAATCGACGTCTCGTCCTTGTCGGCGTAATACAGGTGATACGGGAAGGTGACGCCGTTGATCGGCTGCAGGACGCACTTGATCACCTCGCCGGTGGGCAGCATCCACGTGTTGGCGAAGAAGGTTTCGTGCTTGCGATCTTCCGGCACATCGAAGCCGGCGCCTTCCAGCAACTCGCCGGGCAACCACCCCCAGCGTTCGAGGATCTCGTACTTGCCGTCCTTGACCTGCTTAGAGGTCCTACGGTCGCCGATCGAGCGAATTTCGGTGTCGTAGGCGCGCACCTCGGTCGAGCCGTCCGGGTTGGCCAGGATGAAGTCGCGGATCGCCTGGCCGTCGAAGGAACGGCGGTTGGCCAGCTGCGCCAGGCCGTCGCGCGTCAGCGCGTGCGTCTCCCACACGTAATTGCATTCCTCAAGCGTGGTAGCGGACATGTCCGGATACCACCGCCACAGCGGGACATAGGCGACGAACGGGACAACGTAGGAAATCGTCTTCATCACCCACTTGCCGCGCTCGAGGACGAACTTGTTCCGTACCTTGCGCTCGACCAGCGGCGCCTTGAGGATGCCAGTGCCGTACAAGTGGCCCGAGTGCAGCACCTGGCGCGCGGTGTTCTTGTAGCGGGCCTCCACCAGCTGGTCATCCATCACGCGCGTCATGCGCTCGGCCCGGTCCTGGACGAACTTGCGCACGGCGTCATCGAATTCCAGACGATTCGGTGCGCGGCCCAGCTCTTGCTGCAGGGCCATGGCAATCTGCCCCTTGGTCTCGCGGTCGAGCGACGGCGCCGGCGTCGGCTCGGCGGTCCAGTTACGGTCCGCGGTCGACGGGAACAGCAAGTCGGCCACGCGCGCGTCGACGGTCTTGACCTTGACGCGGGTGGCGCGCACGAAAGCCCGCGAACGATTCTCGTCGAGCGCCGCCTCGACGTCCGGCTCGTAGATGCCGCGATACTGGCGCAGGTCCTTGAGCCAGCGCTCTTCGGTTTTCTGGCGGTCCTGGACGGCCTGCTTGAATTCGCCCAGCAAGTGGGTGCCCAGCACGCTCAGATTGACAAACGGTGCGTTGCTGTCGCTGGCAAAGCCGTCCGCGGCCGCCTGCTCGTACGCTTTCTGTTCTTCTGCCTGGGTCGTCGTCATGCACGGGTCCAATAAAAAAGCCCGCATGCGGCGGGCTTGTGGTGTTCGGTATCGCTAGTAGCCTGCCCTCGAGGCGGCGCGGCGCTGCCCCTGGGCATCCTGTTCCTGCTGCTCGCGCATGGCGCGCGGCAGCACGTTCTCGGCAAACGTCATCGCCAGGGCGTCGGCGCCGTCCGGCGAGCGGATCTGCCGCTTCTTCATGTCGTCCTTCGACTCGACCAGGCGCCCGCCGTTGGACGACGTCTTGTAGCCCGGCGCCGACAGGTCGGCGATCAGGGCGGCATCGTTCGGCAGGCGGTTCGGGCCATCCTCGAGCCAGGCCTTCATCCGGTACCAGATCTCGGCGCGCTTGTTGGCGTAGCGCTCGTGATCCTCGGCGCGCGAGGCGGAATTGACGCCGATCGCCGGCACGTTCAACTCCTTGAGCCGGTCGAGGATGCCGGAGCCGATGCCGATCTTGTCGATGAAAACCGCATCCGGGCGCAGGTCCTTGTAGTACTGCACCAGGATGCCGGCGACTTCCATCGGCCCCTTCTTCTCGTGGTACTCGATGCGGAAGCAGGTCCGGCCGTGGCGGAAAGCGATCGCCGTGCGGTCGTCGCCATACTCGGCCGGGTCGCAGCCGATCACGAACGACCCGCTGCGCTCGCGGAACTGGCTGTTCACGGCCGCCATCACCAGCGTCGGGGTGATCAACGGGTCCGCGGTCGACGAGCGGAACGCCAGGGACGGCGTGGCCGGGTATTCCTGGTCGAACAGCCAGGCCATGCCATCGCCGTAGGTGACGATCTTGTTGTATCGCCACGCCATCTGTTCCATGTCCAGCCCGTAGGCCTGCATGTACTTCCTGTCCTCGGCCGACAACGCGAAGTTTTCCGGTACCGGCGCTTGGTATTCGTCCTGCCAGAACCACGGGACGAAGATCGCGATGTATTCGCCCTTGCCGGCCTCGGCGTCCTGCCACAGCTCGTGGTACTTGTTGCCGATGCCGTTGGCGGTGGACTCGATGATGATCTCGGTCCCGGCTTCGTCAGGAATGATGTTGCCCAGGCCCGCCAGGTGCAGCACCGCGTTGTCCCAGAACGCGAATTCGGACGCGTGCAGCAGCTGCGCCGTGTTCGACCTGCCGACGTCCTTGGTGCCGGCCGTCGCCAGCTGGTAGCCGCCGTCCAGGCGGTTGAACACCAGCTCCTTGGCGTTGGTGTTGCTGGTCGACGGCGCGAACGGGTTGTGCGCGTGGTAGCGCTTCACCATCTTGAACAGGTTATCGGTCGCCTTCTGCTCGTGGGCGACGATGAACGCGTTCCTGCCGCTGTTGATGCTGCTGATGCAGTAGAAGCGGGCGCCGATGTACGTCGAGGCGCCCTGCTGCCGTCCCTTGAGGATGATGGCGCGTACCTTGCCGGTACGGGCGCGCTGCTCTTCGATCGCGACGTGGATGTACCGCTGCGCGCGGTTCAGGCGGAATGGCACGATCTTGCCGCTCTTGGCCTTGACCTTCATGCAGGTCTCGGCATGCAGCTTGATATCCCGCTGCAGCTTCAAGACGACCGCGCGCTTCCGGCTCTCGGCGTCAGCTGTCGCCACTGTGAGCCTCCACCTCACGGATGACGTCGTCGATGCCACCGCCGCCCTTGTCCTCGTCCTTGTCGTCCAATCCGAAGGCCTGGCGTTCCATCGCGATCAGCGTGCGCATCGTCTCGGCGAGCGTGCGCATGGTGCCGGCGCGGCTCCCCAACGACATGAGCTTGTCGAAGGCCTCGAGGCGCTTCAACATGCCCTTGTCTTCCGGGTCGAACAAGGCGGCGCGCAGCTGGTCCAGCAGGTCGGCGTTGTCGGTCTGGACCTCCAGCTCGTCCATCAGCTTCATGGCGATCTTGCGCGTACGCTGGATGTCCTGGCGGTGCGCCAGGATGATCTGCGACTGCATCGCCGCGTTGGCATCGACGATCTCGCGCTCCGTCGCCGGCGACAGCGGTTCGGCCTCGACGATCGCCCGCTCGACGATCGACGCGGCCTTGTCGCGGATCTTGTCTGCGAGGTTGCGCGTAATGCCCAGCTTGGCGAAGCGCTTGTCCATGGCCTGGCGCGATACGCCGTGTTCGGCGGCCATCTGCGCCTTGGACTTGATGCCGGCGCGCCAGTCGCGCTCGACTAGGTCCCAGTCAACGTTTTTCTTCTCTGCCATGGTCTAGAACGTCTTCCAAGGGTGGGCACGCTTGACCCGGCGCCGGCTGCCGCTCGCCTTCACGGCCGCGGGGTTCAGCGGCGATTCCAGCGGCGCGGCCAAGGCCTGGGCGGCGCAGGTGGCCGGCGCCGCGGTAGCCGCCTGGAGCGTTCCGATCGTCTCGGCCGGCCCCGGGGTGCGGGCCCAGCTCCGTGCATACTCGATGTCCTCGTAGTCATCGCCCACCTGGGCGGCCGGCAACCAGGGCACGGCCGGGTTGCGGGGGTCGTAGATCGTCAGCTTGGCCGTTTCCGCTTCCGGGTCGGGCCTGGCTCGGTAAGGACGGGTCAGTCTCACGGCGGGGCCAAAAGAAACGCCCCGCACGCATCGCTGCGCCGGGGCGTGGCCGGAAGTCCGGCGGTGAATGAGGGTCGCGCGCTATCAGGGTTGGCACCCCACCGCCTCCGGTTGACCAGGCCGTCGGACATGTGGGGAGCCAAGCCTCATAGCGCAGCTGGATATGACAAAGCCCACCGAAGTGGGCTTCATCACCGGGGGCCCAGGCCTATCTGGCAAGTGGCGCCCGTACTGCGGTATGCCCCACGCGCCGGGCCGGTTTTATCGGCCATTTCGCTAGGGGCAGTTTTCGAGACTATCGAATTGACGCGAATTTTAGGGCCATTTATGCGGGCTGTTCCACTACTAAATTGTGCGGAAAAAACCGCACATTGCCGAGTTAATAACGGCTCGCCAGCGGGCTCCTGCTCAAGCGGGAACGTGCGGCGGCGTCCATCCCATTTCGATCAGTTTGTTGCGGATGGCACTCTCGTGCTGCGCCGGCGCCAGGTTGTACTCAACGCGCACCGTTTCGCCGCGGCGATTCGCCTGGAGCTCGTCGCTCAAGCGGTCGACCGCGGCGCGCAGCTCGGCAATCTCGGCGTCGCGCGCCACGATGGAATCGCCATGCACTTTGACGGGAACGCAATCGCCGCACGCCGCCGAAGGGTCGCACGGCGAGCAATTCATGTCGCAGCAGTACACAGTGCGCGGTTCGGGCATGCGCATCTGCCAGCCCTTGATGCTGCTGGCGGGCCGCTCGCCTGCCGCGCACGGCGCAACGGCCGTCGGTGTCTGTTGCCGCCCGAGCGGACAGTCGCGGCCCTGGCGGCAGTTGTGGTTACAGCACGTAGTAGTCTCCATAGGTGAGCTAGAACAGGGCGTCCTGGAAGGGCGCCTGCGCACGCACGGGCACGGCCGGCGCGCTCTGCCTCACCGCACGTAATGCCGGCTGGTCGTGCAGGCGCAGCATGTGATGCCCGCGATCGACGACCCACGGGTATTGAGGGAGGTGGTAGCCGGTCGAACCATCCCAGTCCGCAAAGTCGACGTCGTAGAAGCCCACCGGCTTGGGATGGTTGCGCTGCAGGAGCGTGAGCTCGTCGGCCCAACGCTGCCAGGTCTGGTCATCGACGATCGGCCGGTCCAGCACGTAGTACAGGTACGAATGGATGAACATCTGGGTGCGCCGCTGGATGATGCGGGACGCGATTGAGGTATCCATCACAACGGGCCTCCCTTCTTGGCGGCCGCGCGCGACGCGATCGCCATGCGCTTCTGCGCGCGCCGCTCGCGCTTTGCCTCGGCCGCGTCCACGATGTGGCGTTGGCTGTCCGGCGGCGACAGTGGGTAATCGTGCTCGGTGCCGGCCATGGGCGGCAACAGATCGCCCAGGCCGATGCGCACCGTTACCCAACCGTGGCACAGCTGGCCCTTGTGTTGGTGGCAGTAGAACGGAATCCCATCGGCCGCACACTTGTTGATGTCCAACTGCGTCTGCGCGCAGCCGTTCGGCACGGTGCCGGCCCGGAACGCGCACGTCTTGCAGCGCTCATCGGGGTCGGCCTTGTCGCCCAGGCGCTTCTCGGCGATGTCGTACAGGCGCGCCATGCTCTCGCCCAACGCGCGCCCCTCGGGCGTCACGCGGTGGTGGTCATACGCCTCCTTCACGGCATCCTCCGTTTGAAATCGATGACCCACACCCACGGGTTGGCATCCCAACTTCCGGCGCCATTGATGCTCTCCCACAGGCAGCGGTACATTGCGCGCGGGATCGTCTCGCCGGCCGGCGTGGTCATCGGAACGCCGGCAGCACAGGCGTTCAGGCCGATCCCTTCCGCGATCGCGTCGACATCGCTGATGTCCTGTAGCCGCTCAATCCGCACGCCGGTAATCTCCAGCAGGATGCGACGGGCCCAGCGCGGCATGTGGATGTTTGGCACCTGGGCACCGCGCTTTCCCCGATAGGTGTGCAGTTTGAGCCACTGGTCGGCGGCCTCCTGGGTCTTCTCGATCGGCCGGAACGCACCATCGGCGACATACTGCACGCCGTCCAGGCCTTCCGGCGTCTCGTGGCCGATGACGGCCTCGCGCGTCCAGATGATGTCGCCCGGGCCACCGTACGGGCATGCCCGGTCAATAACATGCTGCGGCTCGCGTACCAGCTCGTGCGCGGCGATCTCGCAACCCGCGTCGGGATGTTTGCGCGTCTTGTAGAGGCGGCGCGTCTGCGTCTTGCGACCGTCGAGCAGCGCGCGCATCATGTCCGCGGTGAAGAGCATAGGGGTTTCGTTCACGAGACCTCCGGGTAGCCGTCGTGCCGCACGCCGTCGAGGAGGCGCCCGGCGGCCTTCTTGCCCACGCGCTTGAGCACGCATCGGGCGCCGAAGCGATCGAATGCGCGCGGGTAGTGTTTCGTCTGGACGAACCGGGCGCGATCGTGCTCGTAGTCACCAAATGCATAACGGCCGGCGGTTTCAGCCGGCACCATGTCGGCCGGCGCCCACTCGCCCCACTGCTTGAACAAGAACGGCACGCCGGCCATGTAGCACTGGTGGCGCAACTCGCGCACCCACTGAATGCTCATGGGCCGGGCCTGCGGGCCGCTTTCGCCACCCACGATCACCCAATGCAGCCCCTGCGGCATACCCACGGCACGGCCGTCACGCGCGATGTGCTTGGGGAACCCGAACGACCTGGCCATCAGCCTCAGGTCGACCGGGCCGAGCAGAGGCTCCATTGACAGGAAGCGAACACGCGCCGGCACCTCAAGTAGCTTCGGAATATCGCGGTCGGCCTCGGCCTGGTTGACGATGGTAGCGCCCAGCCACACGTTCGCCGGCCAGTTGCCCTGCTCTATCCAGCTGTACGGCGCGAACCACCTCACATTGCTGATCCGCTTCGTGAGCAACAACCAGTCGAGATTCGGTGTGGCCTCGATCAGGTCGAAAAAGGCATTGCGCCAAGATGCCTCAACCTGATTGTCGAACACGTCGGCCAGGCTGGCGCAGAACACGCGCTGCCGGCGCCCGTGCTTCGCGTAGAACTCGGCGTGCTGCGCGTTCCAAGCCAGCGGCTTGCGCCAGTTGGCCGGCCTTGTGCGCACGCGTGCGCCCTGCGGGCCCCACGTGACGCGGCCGAAGCGGTGGTCCATGTCGCGCTCCGCATAGCAGTGGTCACAGCCCGGGCTTACCTTGGTGCAGCCGATCCACGGGTTGAATGTGTGGTCGGTCCATTCAATCTGGCTATTCTCAGCCATGGATGCCTCCTGTCTCTTCCGCGCCGAGGGTAGGTTGGCAAAATCTGCACACGCGGCGCTCGCCACCAATGCTTGGCTCCCAGCCGAAGCCCAGGCAGTTCCGGCATACCGGTGTCGCCCGCTCTTCTGGCGCCGCGCCTGCAGTCGGGGATCCCGCCGCCCCGTCAAGCGAGCAAGTGCGCGGTAACGCTTTCGCGTCGCAGGCGATGATCTCGTGCCTGCACGGCTTGATTTCGGCCCTCGGTGCGCGCTCGGCGTCGATGTCTTGTTCAGCGACCGTGGGACTGCGCCCCTTTTGCCCCTCGCGCCTGTTACGGCTAACGAGGCGCCGCTCGTTGCGGTGGTCGTAGAACTTCTCGATGAAGCGGGCGCGGTTCGTCGGGTGATCGATGATCGGGCGCACGATGCCGATCTGGCGCAGGATGCGCGGCGCGGCCTGCGGGTTGGCGCGCATCGCCACATTCACGCCGCCGAGCCACATGGTTTCGCCGGTCCAGTCGCCATCCATGCCCGACGAGTGCGAAATGCTCTCGCCGCTTTCCTTCGCGCTCAGCAGGTATTCGCGCGTGTTGCACGCGGGGCAGGGGAAACTGCGGTCGTCTGGGTCGTACCCATCGCAATCGGCATCCCACATATAGCCGTCGCCTCGGCAATCGATCGTGCCGCCATGCCAGTAGTTACACATTCGTTTCTCCATTCGTGTCGTGAGATGCGCCGTGGCGCTCGAAATAGAAGATGACCGGCGCCGGCTTCTCTTCCAGCATCCCGAAGCGCAGCGCATGCCTGTACGTTGGATAATTCCGCTGCAGGACGTCCAGCGTGCGCGCCAACTTCTCGCGCCAGTCCTCCAGACTCATCGCGTGCTTGTCGATGTTGCAGGGCGCGCATGCCGGCGCCAGATTGCCGATGTGATCGTGCTCCGGACGGTACATCTCGCCCGTCTGGACGAAGCCCTTGCCGCGAACGTGCTCCAGCTTTCGCTGCACGGATTCGATGTGGTCGGCATGCCAGCGCTCGCCCAGTGGCGCGCCGCAATACGCGCAGCGGTTGCCGAACTTGTCGCGCAACGTCGCGCGCTGTGCTTTCGTCAATCGCATGCAGCATCCCCTCCAGTGTCGTGAGATGCCACCTTGGCTGCGCGGTCGTCCTCGGGCACTTCGTCGCCGAACTTGCTGATGACGTAGCAACGCATGGCAGCAATGAGCGGGCTTTTCTCGTCCCATGCCACGGAGCGCCGGCCGTTTGCGCCCTTGTGCCATGTCGTTGCCGTCCAGACGCCAGATTCGCCCCATCCTGCATTCGGTCCGCCATGGCGGTGCACGCGCGCGTCGGGCGGCGAAAGGTGGATCTTCTCGTGCTCGATAAGCGGGCCGCCCTGCGACCAGTCCTTTGACGGGCTGTAGCACATGGCCTGATCCATCTGGTACTTCCGGCGCAGGCGCATGGTGGCGAACAAGTCGCCGCCGTGTATGAACAGGCATACGACCTTTTTACCGTCGATGTCTATAAGTCCAACGATGTGATCGTCGCGCTGTTCAAATGTTATGTCGGCGCATTGCGGGCTTGCCTTCGCAACCCAGTAATCTAGCAGTGCGCCGGTCAGGTCTTCGGTCTTCATGCTGCCCCCTGCGTCTTGGATTGGCCGTCACAGGGAATAGCTGCCCCTTGGGCGGCTTCTCTGCGCCCTTCTTCTCGGTTCAGCAGAACCCAGCGCCCGCGAATGTGGCCGTGATCCCGCGTTAGGTCGGCGCGTTCCTTTTCGGTGAAGCGCCGCCCGTGTTCTATGCGCCAGTCGAACTCGACGGTGCAGCCATTGGGGGAAACATTGTTTAGGTAATACGCCACGCCTTCATGCATGCTGCGCAGCAGGTAGATTGCCGGGTTAGCCATTCTGGTTCTCCTGACCTGCCGCACCTTCGTCGGCTTGCGTTTTGGATTGGGACATGGCGGCGCGGTCCTCGTCCTTATCCCAGTCCTTGGCCATTGCCTCGTAATCGGTGTTGTCCCACACGGCGCCGATCCCACCGCATTCGCTGCAGCCGCTGCCCAGCGCGCAGCCGAACACGCTGCTGTACGAGTAATTTCCAGTCGGGTGTCCATCCTCGGTGTCGTAGCATCCGCTGCACGATGACCAGAACCCGCTCCCGCTCGCCATTTCCTCGCGGACGCCCATCAGCTCTACCGGAAGCGCCGCATCCTTCGCATCCTGCTCGTCTTGCGCAGCTGGGGCAGGAGCGGCGACGTTCTCGGCGTCCGTGCAACGGTACAGGATGGTCGCGCGCGGATCGTCGCTGCTGGTAGCAACCCATTCAATTCCCTCGTAGAGGAACCAGCCAGCACGCACAAACTTGGCAGGCGCTCTGGTCTGCTGGGCGACGGCGGCGCGGATCGTGTTGGCGAAAGTGGTCAGGTGCCCAAGGTACAGGGTCAAGCCGTGCCCCGCATACAGGGAGCGCAGATTGCTATCCGGGATGCCCGCTGCGCGTAGAAGCTCGATCACCTCGTCCTGCGAATACGGCGCCCGTTCGTCCGCCAGTTCGCGCCCGCTGGTTGCGGTCGGGCTGTCGCCAAATATCTCACCAGCCAAGTTGTAGATTTCTCGCATGATGACGCGCCGCGTGCGCCCTGGCCCGATCACGGGAGCGTTGCCGTATTCACGTACAAGCGCGTCAAGATCACCCGCGTTGGCAGCGGCTGTTCCGTCGCTCCCGCTGGTAGCAGCCCTGTCGGCTTCCAGCTTGTCGTGCAGCGCTCCCAGCCGGTCATCGATGCGGCCCGGCGGAATGCCGGCATCGGCGCAGATGACGTGCGCCAGTCGCAGCCAGGGCGCGTTGTCGTCGCTCTCGCTGGTAGAGCGGCGGGCAAACTGTACCAGCCGCGTCAAGAAATTGAGGTCGGCATCGAGGCTGTCGCCATCCATCAACGCGCGATAGCCGATCTGCGTGACCATGTCGTTTTTGATCATCAGCTCCAGAACCTGATCGCGGTCCAGGTCGATGCCGGCGGGGGTGTTGGTGTTGGTGGTCTGGTTCATTTCGTTCCTTGGGTATTGGCGGCGACAAGCGCGGCGTACTCGGCGATGATGTCGATCATTTCGGAGAAGGTGTCTTCTGGCACGGCCACCATGCCATTGCGCAGATTGAACTGAAACGGTGACAGCAGGAAGCCAAGGAATCGTTCAGGCAGCGCGCGAATCTCTGCGTTCGACAGTTTGCAGTAGTCATTCATGAGCGTGCGCCTCCCCTTCGTTGGTGGCGGTCTTCATGCCCCGGATGGCGGCAGCGCAGGTCAGCCCCGCATCTTCACGCGCAACATATTCAGGCTCATCCACAAAGCTGCCCCAATTTCTTGCCCTGATCTCGCATTCACGCGCTGCCGCCTCAAGCGCTCGATTGCGCACCTCGTCCAGCTCGGGCGCAGCGGGTGCTACCGGAGCCTTCTTTGCCAGCGCAGCGAGCGCGGCGCGCACGATGGCGATGTCGTATGCCTGCGTGCCCTTGCCGTAGAAGTCCGACAGGTATATGTCGCTCATCAGCTCAGTGATTTCCTCGTCGGTCAACGAGGGTGCGGCGGGTGCTGCTGCGATGGGAGCGGCGTCCGGCAAGTCCCACGCGAGCATGATCCGTTTGGCCTCGGCATATGCGCCCGCGTCGATTCCTTGGGCCTCATTGCGAAGGACGCCAGCCCGGAATGACTGGATCAGCGCGGTGTGAATGTCGGGCAAGCGAGCGATCACGTCGAAGTTATCGACCGGCCCCGCCGGCACCTGTGCTGCGCTGGGAGCGGCGAGTTTGCGGAATGCTTCGGCCAGCCGGTCAGCGATCTGCGCATACGCGCCGCCGGCCCTGGTGGAATCCCGGTACAAGATAACGCGCTGCTCGTCCATCGTGTGCGGGCACGCCAGTAGCGCAGTGCATAGGTCGCGCTCGGCCGCCTGCGCCTGTTCCGGCGCTGCTGGAGCGGCCGGCAGGTCGCGCCAATCGCAGTCGCCTGGCTGGCCGAAACTGAGGCCTGGCGTGTAGGCGAGCTCGTCGGTGTAGCGGCGCGGAAGCGGCGTATTGTCCTTCCAGAACTTCACCGGGTGGCAGCACTCACCGAACTCGCGCTTGCCGACCGGCCGCCAGCGCATCGGAACGCCGTCGTCATGCTTGCCGGTGTCGTATTGGAGGCTGTCGCCCTTGTAGAGGAAGAAAAACTGGTTGCCGATCTTGACGCCGAGCTCGGCGTTGTCGTTCACAACCCACTGCACATCGTCGGCAGTCAGATTGCGCATTAACGGGCCTACGGGCTCTGCCCGTTCTCCCACAGTAGTGGCGAGAAGACGCTCGAGGATGGGAACAGCCTGCATCATCGTCGGCGCCGGCATCCATGCCGCTATCAGCTCGCGCTCGATCGCACGCACGAAGGGCTCTACCGTGCTCGGCAGGCGTTTCGGTGTGGGACGCATACTGTTGGGCATGCCGGGGAAATGGTGGTCGCAGTACAGCTCGGCGATGCGGCTGAGCGACAGCACGCCGGTGGGCGGCGCGCATTTGGGCGCCGTGTTGGATTCGTTCATGTTCATGGCTTCTCGGCTTTCGTCTTAGGTTGCAATGCCCGCCGGATCCCGGCGCTGAGCTCTCCGTCTCCCCGGCGCCGCGCCTCAGCGATCGACGGCTCGTCCAACCACACCTGGACACGGCGCGGGTTCTCGAGAGTGGGAGGGCGCCCCGGCTTGCGTGGGGTCGTGGTATCGGTATTTTTCGTTCGCGTCACGTAAAACAGCCTCACGCCGCGTGCTGGATCCCAAGGCGTCGCATCAGCATCTTGGCGTCGAATATCTTCAGCTCTGCCTCCTGCACTGTCGACGGCCGCGCATGGGGCTGCACACCGATCTGACGCAGGCCTTCCTCGGCCAGGTCGATCACGTTGGCCAGCGCCCGGCCCAGCTGCGGCGCGGCCGTCATCAGGGCGGCCAGGCCGTCCAGTTCCTGCGGAGAGAGGTTGTCTGCGGCGCTGGGCGTGTATGCCACCGTCGCGACGTTGTAGCCGCCGCGGACGTTGATGGCCGAGAAGCCCGCCGCATTGGCGAAATGCTCGAGTTGGAGGTAGGTCGGCGCCGGTGCAACGGCGCGCGGAATGGTCGTCATGGTGTAGTCCTCGTTCGTTGGGCGCGCGGCGCGCACCCACAACGAAACGTATTCTATACACACATAATTATTCCTGCTTGGCATCTTAAACAAGCCGAAAGCAACATCTGAAAACCCTTTGGAATCAGCAAAGTAGTGAATCCAAGGCCGACGCATCCACATTTTCCAATCTGATACGTTTCGTTGTAATTACGGACGCACGACGACCCGGATGCGATATCGGCGCCTTACATGCCCCGCGCGCGCTGCCGCCGCTGCCGCACCAGCAGATAGCCGGCACAGATCTCCAGCGCCGGATGCGGGAACTGGGAGGCAGTGACGCCTGCCTCGTGCCGCATGCGCCAGATTTCCCGGTCGACGTCGAGCCGCATGTTCGCCGTGGTGTCGTACGGGTCGAAGTCGCACGGCCCCGGGCGTTCCAGCAGCGTCATAGCTGCGGCAACGGAACCGGTGTAGTTCGCCAGATTCGCCCAGGTCCAGGACGACCAGCACTCCATCGCAATCCACTGGTCCAAGTCGCGATCCGGCCCCTTGGCGGCCTTCACGCGCTCGATCAGCTCCGCCAGCGGAACGCGCTCTTCCATCTTGGCGAGCCGCACCCGCATCGCCGCGATACACATGGCCAGAGCCGGCGACAGTTTATTCCCGCTCTCGGCCCGCCAGCCGCCACGGACCACCGGCACCGGCCACCAGCGCAGCGCAGCGCATGCGAACGTCCTGCCGTCGGTGCCGGAGCCGTAGCAGGTCAACTCGTAGTCCCGCCCGGACTCGATCAGCGTCAGCGCTGCGTCGACGGACGACGTGTACGCCGGCGTCGGCGCCGCCTGGTTGCCGACCTCGATCGCTATGAGCCGGTCCAGCCGCGTGTCAGGCCCGTCAGCGGCCTGCAGCAACTCCACCAGCACGTCCAGCGGCATCGTGCTCGGCAATGCCGGCGCGCAGGACGGCACCGCTTCGGGCTCCATGCGCACGGCCGCCGCGCCGCGCAGACACCGTTGTACGACGCCGGAGGCCCACGCCTTCAATAGGTCCGGCCGTCCGATAAGCGATCGGCGCATGTCGGCGGTCGACGCGGCCTGGGAATTGGTCTTGTTGGTCTGCATAGGTCATTCCTGGTTGTGGTGTTGATCGGCGCCCGCATCACATTGAGCGCGCTCGTTGTCCTGCGATTCGTCGATGAACATCGCGGCTGCGGGAACGGCTTGGCTACGCACGTTGCCCTGCAGGTCCACGCACGTACGCGTGATGCCCCTCCCAGTTAGCACGCCATCGCGTACGACCTGCTCCGCGACGTGTTGCGCGGCGGGCTGTGGGGCCATGGTTGCGACCCACTCGCGCATGGACCGCCACATGGCCGCGCGCTTGTGGGTCAATTCGGTTGCGGTAGTGACCGGCGTCTCCTGCAAGGGCACCGTAAGGGCATGCAGATTAACCATCTGCCCTTTCACAAGATCGTCGAGGCGACGAAAGTGCGCATCCCAATTCGGAATCGGGACCGGGTCCGGGTGCATGAACATGACAAAGCTATCGTTCCATACGACCGTCTTGTCGCCACCTGGTGCGGCCAGATCGAAGCCCAACACGGCCATCCCTTCCGGCACACTTGGCGATTTCACGATGCGCATGCCGTTCAGATAGCCGATTTCGCCACGCAGGGCTTCCGGCGCATGCCCCGTGCGCAGCTGGTAACGCCGCTTGCTCTGCTCGATCAGGTAGCGGCCGCGCGCGGTATATCCCAGCCAGTCAGCGCCCAGCATGCTCCGCCTCGGCGCCACCCATGGAAACGTTGACCCCGGCCGCTCTTCGCTTGGCGGATTGGCGGCGGAGTACCGTGCAACGGCCGTCGTACTGCTCATTCAACGCTCGGGCTCGGGCTTGCGCTCGATCCGCCATCGCATCTGTACGAATTCCCGCTGTCATGGCCACTCGACCAACGATCATGGTCACTGCCACAATCCGGCGCGCTGGGCTCCGCACGCTGTCCGATGCTCGACGGCTCGGACGCGCTGGCCCAGCTCGACGCGTAGAACACGCTGAGTGGGTTGCTTACGCTGAAGGCATCGTTGCCGCCGCTCGTCGGCGTGCTGCTGCTCGATGCCGACGCGCCTCCAACATCCCGGCTGGCGGAGGATCGACCTGGCGCCGCAGCGGCCGCGCGCTGGTTGACGATTTGTCGCTGCTCGCGACGCTTTGTCTCGACTGTCGGCGAGAAGAGCTTATGCAGGGAAGGAAACAGCCACATGAGATGTCCTTTCAAGGTTGATGTCGCAACGGGAGGGTTCGGATTGGGCTCTACTTGCGCACGCGGACCGCCGTGATGAGGTATTCGGTGTCCGTCTTGCCCAGCAGCTTGATGCTGCCCTGCTGGCAGTAACGCACCGCCACGGGGTCGCCAGAGAACACCGCGTCGTCGAGCTGCTTCGCAACGACCGGATCCATCACGCTGAACTTCCAGATGTTTGTGCTGGCCGCGCCCTGGCCGCTGGCCTTGGCGCGCACGCCGTCCTGCACCATCTCGCCCTCCCAGCTCTTGTTGATCACGCCCTTCTGCGAAAATTTCTGGACGACGCCCACGCGCGCGCCCTCCGAATAGCAATCGCCGGCATACGCGGTGGCGTTACTGCAGGCGATCAGGAACAGGACTGCGACAATCTTCTTCATGGTTTTCTCCCTAGGTTGAAGGTTGCTGCCCGGGCTGGCCGGGCAGGCATTGGTGATGACGCTGTTACGCGCGCTCGGCGTGCGCCACCGTGCAGTTGATCGTCAGGGTGCTGTTGGACGAGGCCTGGTACGGCCCGGCCGACTTGGTCCACTGGACAAAGCCGGCGAAAGTAACCGTCACGTCCTTCGTGTCGTCGTCAGCCAGCAAGCCCATGACGGAATCCACGTTGGCCAGGACAGCCGCCTGGTCGTTGGCGTGCTCGGGCTGGCTGGCGACGATCTCCGCGACCTTCGCGGCCACGGCTTCACGGACGGCCGCTTTGGTAGCGGCCTGGATGGTTTGTGAAAAACTCACTGCTGTTCTCCTAAGTTGGTACTGCGGTTGGTGCGCTTACGCGCGGAATGAATCTCGACTGCGGCGGCCGCGCGCACGATGGCGCGGCGGGTGGCGAAGTAGTGGTCATCGTCAAGCTCGCCATCCGACCAGTCGCGAGGGTTTGCACCCGACATATGTCGGCCAGCGGTACCCAATGGTGACGCACTTGGCCATGCCGATCAGGCGTCGGGGCGCGGTGCTGGAAGCACTGCCAGTGCTCGTTACAGGCCACGATGTAACCCGCCGGCTTCGCGGCCAGGTCAAGCGACTCGCGCTCGCTGAAGTCATCAAGTGGCATCGAAGCCTCCCCACCGCCTCCGCTGCTCGACGAGGTACGGCGTCTCGGGCTTCGGTGTACCGTCTCCGGACAGGTTCAACTCGATTTCCTGAATCGCGGCCGCGCAGTTCTTCATCGACTCAAGGTAGTACTGCTCGATCCACGAATGATCGAACAGCGTCCGCCCGACCGACTTTTTGCGCTCCCTGGCGCGCCAAGCTTGGTCAGGCGGAACCACGATGACGTCGACCTCAAGGCGGCGCATAAAGCACCGACGCCGCAAATCCTCTGCCGCACGGGGATTCGCACATACCACGCGATCGCCGTCTTTCAGGCATTCGACGAGCGACGTCGTGCGCCCGGTCCGGCACGCCGACTGGAAGTAGATTCTCGCGGCGGCCTGTACGGCGAGGCCGATCCCGAAATGATCCATGGCTACCTCCGTCCCTACACCAGGTCGCGCTTGAACAGCGGGAGCATGCCACGCATCCACGGTACGATGCAGACCCGCATGTTCATCAGGGTGTGACGGCCACCAGCACCGCCGTGGACCGGAGCGTAAAACTGCACCGGGTGCAAAATGACGTGCGGACTCCCTATGATTTCTTCGAAGTCATCTGGCCCCATCAGCAACAGGTCAGGGGCTCGACCACAAACATCGAGCACGGCGCTGCGCGACTTCGTCAGACGCTCGACGAAATCGGCCGCGTCGATGCGAATGCGACGGACGTCGATCTGTGGGATCTCCGTGCGTGCGTCAAGCTTCGCCAGTATCCACAGCGCAATCTTCTGCAACCACACGTGCTTGCGGTCGGCTCGCAACGTGAAGTGATTAGGGTCCGCCACCATCGTGCTGCTGGTCTTGTTCCAGAGCGTTATGATCTGCTCACTCATATTATTTCCCTTATGCAACTACGGCGAACTTCGCCACGATTTGAGGGGCCGATGCGCACCCGGTTGCGCGGTGCAACTTCCCCTGTAACCTCATTCCTGCAACCTTTTCGAGCCGTTCCAACACATGGCCCTTTTTGCCCTTCCCTGCCGCCGCGCCGCCGCTGCTCTTGGTCGCCGCGCTCACCCGTAAGTGATTGATTCCTCTACGTTCTACGCTGCTTCCCGCACAGGCCTGGACGCCTTGCCGCCATGCCCGCCGGTTGTCGTTTCCAGTTGTCGTTTCACGTTGCGACAGCCCTTTCGCACCCTCCGCAACCGCCTCCGCAACCGCCTCCGCATCCGAATTCCCCTCCTGAATCGATGATGATTAGGAATAATTCGCACATGCAGCATCCATGCGGGTTCCAACCCTACCCCTCGCCATTTTTTCGCCCGCCCTCCGAAATGCGCTTGGCGATGCGTCCCATGGCCCGTTTCGCCGTATTCAGGTCGACTTCCAGGTAGCCCATCGTCGTCATCGGGTCCTTATGCCGCATGACCGCCTGCACCGTCTGGATCGGCGTGCCCTCTTCCGACAGCAGCGTGGCCAGCGTCCCGCGCAGGCGGTGCGGCGTCAGGCCTTCCAACCCGATCGCCCTGCTACCGATCGTGATCAATCGACGGGAGAATCCCCTGGGCAGTTGCCGGCCGCGCGCACCGGGCGCGATCAGGCCCTCGGCCTCCCGGTGCTGCAGCAGGTAGTCGAACAGCCATTCCGGCATCGGCAGCGGCACGGCCTCCTTGCCCTTCGTGACGCCGGGCGTGTAAGTGCCGCGCTCCCAATCGATCCACTCCCAGCGCGCCGTGGCCGCCTCCGATTCGCGGATGCCGAGACCGAACATCAGCCGGATCCCGACTGCGGCGGACGGACGGCGCCGCACTGCGACGTCAACGGCATTCAGCCATTCCTGTGCGCGGCTGGTCGGCAAGATGGTGCGTGGCTTCTTCTGGACCGCCAGCAGCGGCACGTTGAACGGCAAGCCCGGCAGCACCTTGCAGCGCACGGCCCAGTTCACCAGCAGCTTCAGGATTCGCAGCCAGGTGTTGGCCGACGACGGCCGGCGCGTGGCCATATGCGTGCCGCGCGCCTTCTCCACCATCAACGTCGTGATGTCGGAGACCAGCACCGGCCCCAAGTCGTACATGTGGTGGTTCATGAAGGTCTGCACGCCGCGCCGGTGCGAGTCGCTCAGCACCGGGCCGCGCACCTCCAGCCACTGTGCCGCCAACTGGGCCAGGGTCGGCACCGGCTTGCCGCCGTTGGAGCGCAGCACCGCATCGTTGTAGGCGCGATCGGCCACGGCCTGGGCGCGCGCCTTGTCGCGCTCGCGGGTCGTTCGTTGCTCGCGCGGAAACGGCTTCACCTGAAAGCGGTAGTGGTAGATCTTCCCGACCTTGAACACGGTGGGCGGCATGGCGTGGCCCTTTCGGCGGGTTCAGTCTTCGTCCGAAGCGCGCTGCGCGGCCGGCGACTCGTCCAGGGCTCGGGTGTTCGCCTCGTGCACACCCTTGATGACCGGCGCGAGTGCCATCGCGCGCTTGCCGAAACGCTTCACGCGGTCGTAGTAGGTGCGGGTGCCGATGCCCAGCTCGGCCACGGTCTGTTTCACCAGTCGATCGGGCAGAAGGTAGTAGTGCTTGAACGCGAGCCAGTCGTCGGCGTGCTCTCGCATCTCCGCCAGCATGTGCACGGCCATGTTGAAGTACGGCATGTCCGGATCCAGGCGCGCATTCGGCTCACGGCCCCGCGACGTCGACGGTATCAGTGTGGCGAGCGTGCCTTGTGTGCGCGACGTGAGGTACAGGTGGCGCGTCTCGCACCACCGTACCCAGTCCCAGCAGTGTTGTGTTACCGGATCTTTCGCTCTCATCTGCCCACGCTCCTTGTTATCGCGCGGCCAGTCTAATTGCGTACTGGAAAAAACTTGGAATTTAGATTTACAGGGCCATGTGCCACGGCGACCGCGGCGAATAGCCGGCAAAAATCCGCTTCTCCAGGTAGTTGATCGACCTGGGCGGCACCTTTTGCGGCGGCAGGTCGGCCTGGTCGCGCTTCTCCATGAAGTGCCTCGCCTGCAAGGACAGACGGTACATGATCCCCTCCTGCATCAGGCATCCCCGATCGACCAGGTCGCAATACAGCTGGACCATCTTCGCGTGGTCGACGCCCTCGGGGTTCTTCTCCGTCACGAACTCCCCATGAACCTCGGCCCCCTGCCAGATCGTCATCGCCCTGGCTTCGGCGAAGAACGCGAGCAGGATCGCCTCGCCGCGAGAATTCTTCTCGGGGAATCGCATCATCGCCGCCTCGCCTTGTCCGGCTGGTGGGTATAGGTCAGTCCCTGCGCGATGCGCTCGTCGATCACACGCCGTGCCGCCTCGATATCGAGGTGGGTCGCGTGCGCGAGTTGCGCGTCATGCACCCCCAGCGATTCCTGGATTGCGCGGATGCCGTCGCCGTCCAACCGATAGACGCCGGTAGCACCGCCGCGCAGGCCGCCTCGGTGCAGCGCTTCGAGTGCCTTGATCACCACGTCGATGTACTCGTTGCCATAACCACGCTCACACAAAACGCACGTCACGTTCATGGCCGTAACCAGGCGCCCCATCGCCTTCCGCGTGCCCTGCCCGCACTTCACGTCGTCCAGTGCCTGGTAATACTGCGTGTTGACGACGTCGATTTCCTGCGTCCGCAACTCGTGGTCGGCATGCTGCAGCGTCAACTCGGCCGCGCTCTCGCCGTGGCGCGCCGCGATGACGCCCAGGCCCCCGTGCTGGGTCAGGCGGCTACCCCGGTACTGCTTGTTCCTCTTCGGCTTACTGCCATGTTTGCTTGCCATCAGGCGTTCTCCCTTTCCATGCCCGGCGCCGGCGCGACGGCGCGATCGAGCGGTGAAACGTTCATCTGTTCATCCTTCATCATCTTGAGCAGCGCGCCGACCTCGGCCCTGCCTTTTTCGGTCAACCGCTCCTGCTCCCGCCGGGCGATCGCCTGCTTCCGGTCCTGCTGCCGCTGGTACTCGGCGCGCACCTTCCGCTTGAGCGCGTCGACGGCCTCCGCTCCACCCTCGACCCGCACCCGGTCGTACGCCGCGGCACGCAGATGCGCCGGCGCGCCCACCAGCTGCCGCACCTGACAGCACTCGCGGTTCGCGTTAAACCGTCCGGACATGGCAAGGCAGAATTCGCAGACCATCGCGCCCTCTGGCTCAGTCCTCGGTGCCCGTCTTGCGCGGGGCCTTGCCCACCAGACCGCGCGCGGCGTCGACGGCGGCCTGCAGCCCCGCCGGTTTCTCGCCACGCGGCGCGTCCTGCGCCACGGCCTGGCCCGCCGGTACCGGGTTGCTCGTCATGCCGACGCGACTCATGTTCGCCGGCGGCGGCTCCTTCCCGCCGTTCTCGATCGCGGCGCCCACCCGGGCCTTGAACGTCCCCATCTGCTCGCCGGGACGCGGAATCATCCCCAGCTCGCGGCCCTTCGCCAGCACGGTCTCGTCGGTGCTGAACCAGGCCAGGCCACCGCCGCCATGGCCTGGTGCCGGTCCACGGCTGTTGCGAACCCACGTGCGCCAGGTGGCCGGCCAATCCAGCTTTGTCGCGGCGGTCCCGGGCTTGGCCACCCAGTAGTCGCGGAAACCGTCGGCCAATTCGGCGATGTAGGCATCGCTCCAGGCCGGGCGCGTCTGTTTCGCCCAGGTTCGCCAGTCGTCCGGCAGGGTCCAGTCATCCGGCAAGCGCGTCCCACGCGCCGTCCCGGGGTTAGATGACGGTTTACCTGACGGTTCACTGGGGGTTCTGGGTGCAGCCTTTGCGGGACTGGGGCGCGACGGCTGCGGGGGGAGTCCCGCAACGCCTGCGGGGGTGGGGTGCAGATTTTCGCCCCCCGCAGTTTTCGCGGGGCCGGATTGTGACCCGCCTGGGGGCGGATCTTCGGGGGGTGCGAATTCTGCGGGATCGTTGAAACGGCCCGGATAAATGTAATACATGGTAGTTGTCCCGAAGCGCATACGCCGTTGGACGATGCCGGCACGCTCCATGTCCGAGATGTGCTGCTGCACGGTCCGCTCCCCCATCGAACACTTGTTCGCCAAGTAGCCGATGGACGGGTGGCACTCCCCGTGGTCGTTCGCGTTGTCGCACAACGCGAGCAAGACCATCTTGCGCCCGGCCGGCAGAGCCGACTTCCATGCGGCGGTCATCAATGCAATGCTCATAAAGTGGTCCGTTCTTTCTGTTAATTTGCGCTGTCGCACAGACCATATGACGACGAGCAGGCCGTCGGCTCTTCCAGGGCCGTCAGCAGCGAATACTGCCGGCCTCCGCGGCTCGTCTGCGCCCACTGCACCACCTGCCACACCTCGTTGCGAGCGTAGATGGCGGACTCTCGTTGGCCGCTCTGGTTGTCGACTTTGTGGAAGAACGTGCTGTAGCCGCGCTTGCTCGCCATCGAAACGATGCGCTCCCACTCACTGATGCGCTGCAAGTGGTGATGTCGGCGCAGGTTGTGCTGCTGGATCCCCTTCTTGCTCTCGTTGATGCACGGCGCACAACCGACGCGGTCGCAACCTTCCAAGTACAGTGGGTTCGGCGCACGTCCACGCGCGGCGCACTCGGCGAATACCTCCGCCTTGGTCATGTCGACGATGGGTCGGTAGATGAACATTCGGCCGCCCAGGGGTTCGAATTTCAGCGCATCCTTGCGAGCGTCCGATTCGTCCCGGCGCACACCCTGCCAGCTGACGACAGTGTGGCCCTGCTCGACCAACGACAGCTGGAACTCGACGGCCAAGTTGCGCTTCAGCTGTTCTGTGCAGAACTGCGCCATGCGCGATGGGAAGCGTCCCTTCCAGATGCACATGTCGAGGAACGCGTTTCCGGTCGGGTAGAGCACGCCGAGCGCGCGGCGCTTTGCCTTGTTCGACCAGCGCTTGCGCCGGCCGCCGCCGACCTTGACGGTTCTCTGTACCGGCCTGCCCTTCTTCATGACGATGTTGCCGAAGCCGTCGCGCCTCCAGACCGGCGTCTTCCCGTCGGCCTCGAATACCGGCTTCGTGTCGTACTCGCGGCCGGTGCGCGCGTCCCGCGCCACGAACCGGCGCTTTTCGGCGATCTGCTGAGTAAAGTCGGCCTTCAAACGGTGGATGCGCACGCCGATCCGTCGTTCTAGGTAGTCCAGGTGGTCATAGACCGCCTGGTCCTCGTTGTCGGTGTCGCAGAAAATGCCGACGACGCGATGCGCACCGAAACGTTCGACGGCCAGCTCCAGAGTGAGTTGGCTGTCGATACCGCTGGATACCGACGCTACGTGAATGATGCTCATGCAAATAACCTTGCTTGTAAATTTTGTCGGTCGAGCGCGTCGGCGCACGCTGGGTTCAACCAGATGCATTCCGTGCGGATCGCGGTGCCGCGGGCTGACGAGATCCGCGCTTCGGTCGTGGTCATAGCCCAGTCCTGCAGCGCATCCTTGTACAAACCGCTCGGATAGCCGCTCAGCACGACCATGCCCTTCACGGTGCGCAGCTGCTGCAGCAGCTCGGCATGGTCCTCGTCCGTCAATTCGCAGTTGTAGTAGCGGCCACGGCGCGCCCCCACATTGCGGGTCTCCATCACGTAGGGCGGGTCAACGTAGAACAGCGTGTCCTCGACGTCGTGCTGGTGAATGACGCTCAGCGCCGGACGGTTCTCGATCATGACGCCGCACAGGCGGTCGCACACCTGAGTCAGCGCGTCGGGGAACCGACGCCACAGCTCCTGCGCGGTGCCGTGTTTGCGGCGAGTGTCGATGCGGAACCCGGTCCGCCCCTTCGTGGCGCCGGCCGATCCGAAGCCCATTTCGGCCCGGACCAGCGTACGGCGCGCGCGCTCGACTGGATCGTCGGTGGGCTCGTAGGCAGCGCTGAACTCGTCGCGCGCGTAAGGCGTCAGCAGCACCTGATTAACCAGGCGCGCACACTGGCCCGGGTCGCGCAGCACACGGAACAGGTTCACGATGTCGCCGTCCAGGTCGTTGTAGACCTCGGCGTACGCGCGCTCCTTCTGCACCAGAACGCCGGCGGCGCCGCCGAACGGCTCGACATAGCAACGGTGCGCCGGAAAATGGCTGATGACCCACGGCGCCAGACGGAACTTCCCGCCGTGGTAGCGCAGCACCGGCCGCGTGATCTCGGTGGCGAGCTCCATCATGCCGCCTCCCCTACCGGAGCCGCAGCGCGCACGCACGCACCACATTTGCCGTACTGGACCAGTTGCTTGGCGGTCACGACCTTGCCGCACGCGCAGCGTTTGCGCACCAGGGACACCGGCGGGCTCGCCGCCGTGCGCTCGCGGTACAGGTCCGAGGCGAGCCGGGATGGAAACCCGGCGCTCATGCAACCCTCGCAAAGTGGCGTTCGTGGCCGAAGTTCGCCACGATCAGGGCCTTGGCGAGCGGAGGGCACACGCTGTTTCCGCACATGCGCACCTGGGCTGATTTGCTCAGCTTCACGCGCGGCAGGGTGCGCGGGTCGGCGACAGCCTGCTGTCCGTCCATGAACAACAGGGACGGGTCCGGAATTTCGTGGATAATGTACGATGCTGGGAAACCCTGCGCGCGGTACAGCTCGTGCGGGGCCAGCATGCGCAGGCCGATGTCGACGATCTCGTAATCGACGCCCTGGATCGTGACCAGGCCGAAGCGGTCCTTCGTCGTGATGGTGTGCAGCGGTTCCTCAAGGCGCGGATCCTGATCGGCACCGTAGTACTTGACAAGGAAGGCGCGCACCTCCGCGTGATGCTGTCCGCCGGCGCTGACCGTGTGCAGCGGTTCGTCGACGGGCGTCGTGCTGCTCGTGCCGCGCAGTTTGACCAGCGTGCCGGCCACGAGGCCGAGAGCGTGCGGCGCGCCCGCCGGGTTTTCCTTCGGCCCGGCAGTGATGGTCGGCACCGGGGCGGCCAAATCGCTACCGGTGGACCCGGTGCGGAACTTCGTCAGGTGCGCCGTGACTAGGCTGTGGTGGTCGAAACAGGTGACGGTGCCGATCGGGTTGTCCAGCTTCGAGCCGACCACGTCCGTATAGTGCTTGGCCAGGAACGCCACGCCCAGCGCCTTCCCGCCGCTTGCGGTCACGGTGCCCAGCGGCGCGTCGATCGGCTTCACGCCAGATGGCGAAACTGCACCGTGCGCAGCATTGACGAGCGTCGCCGACACCATGCTGAAGTGCCCACCCTTCACCTGCGCACAGATCGTGCGCAACGGCGCGTCCACGGGCATCACGCGCTGGTTGCTGGCGTTCGCGTGTTCGTTGAGGAAGGCCGTGACCAGCGCAGCCTTGTTCGACCCGACGACGGTGCCCAACGGCCGCCCGATGTCCAGCGCACGCGGTGCCTGCCCCTCGCGCTCACCGTAGCCGATCTGAACCATAGTCGCCGTCGCCAGTGCCTTCTCACCACGGTGGGCGCCGGTGATCGTGCGGAATGGCTCGTGCACCGATTCGCTGCGGTCGCCACCTTGGTGCGTCACCGGCACGATGCTTGGCACGACGACGGCGCGGTGGTTCTCGGTCGTCAGCGTGCCGAATGGCTCGTTCGTGGATTTCGGCTTTCCGGAATAGATCGGCCCACCCTGCCCCACGATAAACGGATCGGTGGAATTGACGACGTAGCGCATGAAGCCCTTCGCGATGCGACGCATCGTGGCCTCGGCCAGCGGCCGCTTGCGGCCGAAGATGCTTGGGCACGGCAGCGACCAGTCGATGCACTCTGCCGCCGTCCGGTACGGGAGCCGCTTGCCGGCCTGCACGGCAGGCGACTCCGGTGCGCCGTGCGTAGCATCGGGCCAGCATATCGGCAGGCCGTCGCGCCGAGCCACCATGAACAAACGCTTTCGGATCGTCGGCGTGTCGTGGTCACTCGCGCGCAGCTCGCGGAACTCGACCCGGTAGCCGTGCCCTTCCAGCTGGCGAACGAAGCTCTTGAACGTGACACCGCGCTTGGCCGGGTCCGGATACCATACTTCGCCGCCGTCGACCATCTTGACCTTGAGCGGTCCCCAGGTTTTGAACTCCTCGACATTCTCCAGCATGATCACGCGAGGTTTGCACTTCGCTGCCCAGCGCAGCGTCACCCAGGCCAGTCCGCGGATCTTCTTCTCGACCGGCTTACCGCCCTTGGCCTTGCTGAAGTGCTTGCAGTCCGGCGACAACCACACCAGGCCGACTGGGCGATTGTTCGTGACGTCGATCGGATCGACGTCCCAAACGCTCTCGCATAGATGTCGCGTGTATGGGTGGTTCAGCGCATGCATGGCCAAGGCCTCGGGGTCGTGGTTGATCGCGATGTCGACCGGGCGCCCGAAAGCTTCCTCGAGGCCGGTGGATGTGCCTCCACCGCCAGCGAAGTTATCGATAATCAGCTCGCTGCCCAGGTCCAGCGGGACGGTGAACAGGTCGCGCTTCATACATGTGCCTCCAGCCCGGCACACCACGAACGCGCCGGCATCGCCGGCATCGGCGGAGTCGCGTGGGCCGAAATCCAGCGCACGCCGGTACGAACTCGGCGCCCAGCGGTGAAATAGACGCGCTGGCTCGTGCCAACCTGGTCGGTATCAAGCACCTCCTCGGCCTCGAGGGCAATAATGGTCCTGCGGATCAACGCGGCCGGCACTTGGCGCACCGTCACGTCGTCACGGGCGTGCACCCGTTCACAGATGTCCTTGATGGTCAGTGCGCCGCGGCATGCCGCAACCACCTCCTGCACGAGTTTTCGGCAAAGCTCGTCCTGCTGTGATACAGTTTCGTTTGTCATGGAAGTAGAAGTAAGTTGTAGGAAGGCCCCGGGTGCAACCGGGGCTTTTTTTTCGTCCAGCGTTTACGCCAGGCGGCGCAGCTGGACGGGCGGAGACGCCCGCCGCGTGTCAGGCGGCGTGCCAACCGGCATGGCCGGCTGTTCGGTGCGTACGGACGTGCTCACTTGAATTCGTCCGGCTGCAGGTAGACGATGGCGTCCGAGGGAACCACCTTCAGGCCGGCACAGGCGAGCAGACGTGCAGCGAAGGTCAGTCCCCCTTGGGACTTGAAGCGCGATACGGTGGAATCATGCACGCCCATCGTTTCGGCGATCGCGGCGGCACTTCTTTGCTCGATTGCACGCAAAATTACCGACTGATTCTTGCGTGACCGATCTAGGATCTCCGGCGATACTGTTTCGAGTTGGAAATTTTCTATCCGACTGAATTCAAGGGAGGAATCGGTGCGAGGAGCGTTGTCGTGTCCGTCGGTCATTACGGTGGGCCTTGTTGAATGTGGGTCAGTTGTAGGATCTGGATGGCAGCTGCGCGCCGTCGGCAGCGGCAGCGACGGGTCCGTACGTTTCGGGAAGCAGTTCCGCCGCAGTGATCTTTCCTGGAAATGCCGCGACGATCTTCCCGCATCCTTTCAACGATGGGCGCCCCTGTTCTACCCAGCGTTGCACGCATTGCGGCGTGCACCTGAGAGTACGCGCGAGTTTCGACTGATTCCCATCCGCCAAGCGGACCGCTTTCGCTATTCCAGACTCCTGCATACTTTCCCGTGGTTAAGAGGCATTTAACCGAATTATTACACCTAACCAATATTTCTACAACGAATTATTGTAGTGTAACCGGACAACTAAAACGGTAAGCTCTGCGCAATGAAAACGTACGAGCCGGATTCAGTTGCCGAATTTGGCAAAAGGTTCACAGAGGCCCTAGAGAGAAAGAACGGCGGGAACAAGTCCGAAATGGCACGAGCGCTAGGCTGTTCACCGCAAGCGGTAACGAAATGGGCTGCGGGCGTCCAGTTCCCGCGCGATAACCTTTTGCGTAAATCGGCCAGTTATTTAGACGTTTCGCTGGAATGGCTGCGCTTTGGCCAGCCGGAGGCCGCGCCGTCTCCGCCGCCACAGCAGTTCCTGCTCGTTTACGTCCAATTTGATGAAATTGAGTTTCTGAGCATGTATCGCGAGCTCAGCGATAACGGTAAACGTCAGTTCAAGGCGGCCGCTGCCGCGGCGGAGAGATTGCCGGCCGAAGCCCTGCCGGCGAAGTTTCAGCGCGGGTGAACCAGCTGCAGGTTGGCCCGCCCTTGTGTGCGTGGCGGGCCCGAATTTTCCCGGGTCCGCCGCTGAGGCTCGTTCAGGGCTTGGGTGCGCCTCAAGTTCAACGCCACTCCCACCAGATAGTCCCGATCCGACATTGAAACTTGGTCAAACGTGTCCAGCAGGACTTTGCGCGCCTGGTCGGCGGTCATACACGACTCCATTGCAGTTTCTAAAAAAACATTGATGTTGACAAACATCAATTGTTGTTCCAACTATGCTTCACGGATTCTTAGGCCGTCAAGCGGAAATGAAAATACCTTTACTTTCCGCTGTGTAATGCGTGAGCATTGGTTAGAATTACACCAAAACGTATAAGCAAGGTTGTATAATTACAATATATCGTTGTAACATCGTAGGCAAGTTTCGTTCGTGCAGTTGTTATTGTAGTCTGTGGGCAACATGAGATTACGGCCAAAATTTTCCGCCGTAACATTCTCCGACACACTTTTCACGGCCCCAAGAGTGCGGGCGAGACGAGCCAAGCCATGTCGGCCTGGCGCAATTCTCCGACCTCGCCATGGACACCGCACCAAAATTTACCGACGCCCTCCCCTTCTTCGTCCTGACCATCCGCGTGGCTGTCGCCGCCTCGCTGTTCAGGAAATCCCGCTCCCTCTCCTCCTGCCGCGAAGCCAGGAGGGAGGACTCATCCGCCACAACACAGGATGCTCCACGACACACGGCCTGCGTTGAACCCATGGGCCCACGCACGTGCGCGCTGTACTGGGCGATGCTGACTGTGATCATCATGACCGTCATCATCGCCAACATCTGGCCTGAAGGCGTCGAAGCCGCGACGCTGTCGCACCCGGTCGACCGCACGACCCCCTAACCCCCCACCAACAACGTAAGGATCATCATGTGGTTCAAAAACCTTCAGATCTATCGCTTGCCCGCGCCCTTGAATTTTTCCCCTGAACAGATGGAAGAAGCGCTGAGGCCACAAGCGTTCACGCCCGCCAGCAGCAACGAATTGTTGCGCCAGGGCTGGGATTCGCCGCGCGGCAACGGCAAGCTCGTGCACGTCGTCAACAAGCAGATGCTGATGATGCTGGGCACCGAGAAGAAACTGCTGCCGAACTCGGTCATCAACCAAGTCGCCAAAGCGAAGGCCGAAGAGTTGGAAGAACAGCAGGGCTTCCCGCCGGGCAAGAAGGCGATGAAGGAGTTGAAGGAACGTGTGGCCGATGAACTGCTGCCGCGCGCCTTCTCGATCCGCGGCAACGTGTGGACGTGGATCGACCCGGTCAACGGCTGGCTCGTCGTCGACGCCGCCAGCCCGAGCAAGGCCGACGACGTCATCAAGCTGCTGTTGAAGGCCGTCGACAAGCTGCCGCTGGAATCGCTGCGCGTGCAAAAGTCGCCGGTCGCCGTGATGACGGGCTGGCTGGAATCGGACGAGGCGCCGTACAACTTCACGATCGACCAGGA